CAGACAAATTAGTCAGCACACAAACGAGACCAGATAAAAGAGCGGTTGAAACAACCACTCTCCAATCGACCTGTGTAATTAATGTACTAGCACCGATGACACCAACTGCTGATTGCGCCATGGTTTTCAAAACCTTAACTCCCAATTTTTCAAAATACTTTTTCATTTCTCGACCTCACTTTCCAAGCGTGTGATGCGTTCATCAACATACTTGCTGTGTTCTTCCAGCTTAAAGGTACGTTCGATGACGCTGTTATGTTTATCGACCTGTTTTTTAAGCTCGTTGATTTGATAGTTGGTTAGCTTAGTACTCGTTAAAATACCGCCAAATGTGCCAACCAAACTTGCAATCAACGAGAATACTCCTGTTAAAATTTCAACATGCATAATCTCCTCTCACTTCCTAAGCTGTTATTCGGCGGCGTCTTCGTCTTGCAAGCCTGCGTGAGACAAGTCTACAAGCTCTTGTACTTGTTTGCGGAAACGTTTAGGCACGGTCTCGATAGTAATCCAACCTAGCTCGATTTGCATTGCAAAGTAATTAATCATCATTGTTTTTCCTCCTATAAGTTTAATTTTAATTTTCTTTAGTAGTTTCATCTGTAGTACCTTCAGTAGCACCATCTGTAGTTCCCTCATCATCAGGATACATTTTGTTAATCAATTCATTCAATGTAGCTGTTGCTAATTGAGTCATCTTCTCGGATTTGTCAATGGCCGCTTGCATTTGGTCAATTGTTTCTTGGTACTCAATAGATTTTTCGTTAAACTTATTTGACATCTCATCAACTTTTTGTACTGCCTCCGGCATAGCTTTATCAGCATATTCGGTTTTGAAATAAGCATTACGAGCTAATTCAATAAGTTCATCGTTAGTTTTACCTGTGTGATCACCTGCAATGCGTTCAGTAAATGTGCCGTAACTACCTGACAAAGTAGCTAGTGTGATTTCAGTGTGTGTGATTTTACCATCAGTATAAATTGGGTATTTTCCGACAACGTTCCATGCTCTCATTATTCATCACCTCCTTTCAATTCGTTATTTTTAGGCATCAACGTAGCTAACTTATCTTCAAGTTCGCTGTTATGTTGATTAGCCACAGTCAATTCAGCGCGTAATTGTACTGCTTCATATTGTGCAGTGGCTAGTTTTTGTAGTAATTCATTAATAATTAATTGATTTTTATCCATATTAAACTCCTGAAATTTCTTTTAAAGCATCTCGTATTGCATTCATAGCACCTGATGTTGTTCCACCGTTGAGATAATGTTGAAAACAGTTTCTTAAAGTCCTTATACATCCTCGCACCCAATAACCAGAGCCATCCCCGTTATCTAAACGAACATCACCAGTGATGATGTCTGATTGACGATAATTAATACCGTACGGTTTCAAGACGACATTTCCTGCATAACTTGAAAAAGGGCTGAACGTTTCCATCTTCCAACCTTGTGCACTTGTTTTTGTTTGAGCGTCGTAGTTGTAACTGTGGGTGAAATAAATATTATCTCCAATCACACGTAAAGTATCAGCTTGACTGTGAGCGTTAGAATCAACGTCGTTGATTGTTTCAGCCACAATACCAGTAAACCCACCTTGGTCCCACTTTCCGTCATCTAGTGAAGTTTCACGACGGTCACCGCCTAAAATAACTCGCGATAAGATTCGGCTAGTTCCACTAACTGTGATACTAGTATTTGAAAATTTAAGTCCCATTGTACTAGCGTTTGCTTGAACACGAAAAATACCAGTGTTGTTGTTATTGTAAAAAAGCTTACCAGTATCAAGTTCAAAATTAGTTGCGTTAGATAGTGATTGTAATTTACCACCTTTGATAACGTTCGCTGTAATACCACTTGATACAATTTTGCTTGAATTAATAGAATTAGCAGCTATTTTATCTGTGGTAATCGCACCTGCAGCTATATTCGCTGCACTAATTGTTCCTGTTTTGATTTGTGCGCTGGTAATCGTGCCACTTGCAATTTGACTAGCTGTAATGCTACCAGCTTTGATTTTGGCTGCATCTAATGTGCCAGCTGTAATGCGGTCACCATTAATGCTGTTCGCTGTCATTTTGTCGGTGGTTACAGCACCTGCCTTAATCGCGTCAGCTGTGATAGCATTGCTTGAAATCACGTCAGCAGTAATGATTTTACCGTTCAAATGTGCCGTATTAATCGATTTGCTGGCTATCTTATTACTTGTGATAGCACCATCAACAATCATGCTACCTTTGACGCTTATCTTGTCAGAAAACAGATTAATAGCGTTCTGATTAACAGCAAAATAAGAGCCAATCGCGTTAGCAACATCAGTCGTTGACTTGCCAGCTTTCATAACGATTCCGTCTGTATTAATAGTCAAGCTAGCACTCTTAACCGTCGTGTTGTCTAGTGTATTAACACCAGCTTGTGCTGCGTCCGCTTTTGAAACAGCTGTGTTCGCTGTTGATTGCGCATTACTTGCTGCAGTCTGTACGCTTGACACACTTGCGGTGATTGCATCAGTCGTTTGTTTGATTTCGGACTGCGCACTGGCTAGCTTGCTGTCATAGTCTTCAGGGGCTGGCGTCCAGTCTGTGGGTATATTGCCTTTTTCGAGCTTAATATTCTTGATTATATAGCTAACACCGTTAGCACTAGACATGCCTGTCAAATAGACAACTTGTCCACCTATATTTGCTGGTAAATTCTTGAGACGTGTGAGTATACAGCTTACTTTCGTCCATTTGTTAGCAGCGGCAGCATTCATAGTTGCTACAGTTGTAAGCCTATCGCTACTATCACTATCCATAAGCGTGGCGTTGAACGTAACGTTCACGCTTGGATATACGTCAAATGATAAAGTATATTGAGTATCTGATTCTATAAGCTTAGACAGTACGCCACCACAATAAATTACACTGAAGCCGCTATGAGGTGTTGCGGTCCCTTTCATTAGTTTCACCGCATTGATACCTTCAAAACTAACAGATTCAATCGTTTTATCACCAGCTTGCATGGTCCAGTTCCAATTAGTTTTCCCCTGATTCGTTTTCGTCAGTAAATTCCGTCCACCAATTGTTGTCGGTATTTTTCCCTCCACACTCGTAATCTTACTGCTCAACTCGTTAGCTTTAGCTATGATATTGTTTTCAGCAGTTGTTACACGACCGCTTAACGTATTGAAATCAGTCTGTGAGACTTTCGCAGAAAGACCTGTATTAAGTGCTGAGATCTGTGTCGTGTGTGTACTAATCGTTTTAGCGTTGTTGTTAGCTGTGTTTTGTGCTGCATTAGCTTTATTGGTAGCTGTGGTGATACCAGATTGCAACTCAGTTTTAGCACTGTTTAGCTCTGTCTTGGTGGCAAGCAACGTCATGCCGTCTGCGGTTTGTTGAATTCGGCTAGACAGATTGCTGATTTGTGTGACTGTATCTTCTGGAGCTGGTGAGTAATCAGACGGAATTGAACCAATTTCGACCTTGATACCAGTTACCCAAGCTGTGCCGCTCTTTACGCCTTCAAGTACGAAACGCAAGTTAGTTTTAAGCTGGTCGTATGACTTGTTGTTTGAATAGTCATAAGTGTACGTGACATATTTCCAGTCTGACGTTCCGACAAGTTCTGCTAATACAACGGGGTCTGCGGAACTTGTTGCACCCGTTGAACTATTTTTTCGATACAACGTATGTTTAAATACTTCAAACTTATTCCAGCCATTCGCACCTTGAACGACATTCTCATATTTCACCCAAGCGCTAAAAGTAACTTTTTGATACAGTCTAGAGCTGAAATCTGGCTCAATATCAAACTCTATTTTCTGGTTATTCAATATACGATAACACTTCTTCTGACCTGTGACGTGGTTGTCTGGTAGTGTTTCTTCTACAAACCCACCCGTTGCTTTTGATTGAATCCAAAAGTTTCGACCACCAACACTTGTCAGTATTTTGCCCTCAACTGCAGACACCGCGCTGGTGATTTGGCCGGGAACTGCTTCAACTTTCGTCTGCAAACTACTAATGTTGCCATTCGCTGTCTGTAGATTGCTTTGCAAGTTAGCTACTGCCTTATCATTGCTAGCTTGATAGTTAGCAAGATTTGTTTTAGTCGTGTTCGCAGTCGTAGTCGTTGCTGTTAAGTCAGCTTTAACACCATTCAAGCCAGTTTCAAGCGTTGCTGTTTTCTTACTCGTATTATCTGCAGTTGTTTTAACTTGTGATAGCGTTGTTTTAGTGCTTGTCAAGTCGTCTTCAACCGTTTTAGTCCGTGCAGTAACGCTAGTGATATTTTGGGTATTACTATCTACTGTCTTACTTAACTCGCTGACGGTCGTCTTAGTACCGTTTGCTGTTTCTTCGACCGATGAGACACGTTTAGTTAGTTCAGACTGTGCGTTGGCTTGTGCTTGCAGTTGACTAGCTTGCGTTTGCAAGTCTGTTTTGGCTTTGATTAAATCATTAGAAACAGTATTGAGCTGTTGCTTAGCTTTGTCAAGAGCTTCTGTGATACCTGTCGTGTCAGCATCTAAACCGTCATCACCGCGGACACCGATAACAGCTGGTTTAGTGACTAAGCTTGTGTCGTTGGTGTACGTAATGACATCATAAGACCACATATATTTTTTGTCTGCTGTGGGCGTTGTTGGTTTAGTAGACCAGTTTTGACCGCCAGCCGTGACACCCTCTGCTTTGTCGTTAGTCGTGTAGTAGCGCGTAATCGATTTAATACCGACACCGTCATCAGCATTGGTGAATGTGATATATTCACGAGCTGCCTCGTTACCACCAACAATTGCAACTGCCACAACATTTAGCGTACCGTTAACTTGACTAGCATTGATTTTAACACTTGAAGTCTCGCTGACAACGCTGTTATTGATAAGCCATTTCCATTTCGCATTAACAATCTTGCTATACTTCTCGAGTTTAGCTGTGATTGTGCTTGTACCTTGACCGTTTTTAAAATTGTAGCCATTATCAGTTGATAAACGAACGATGTAAGGCGCTGCGTCCTCTGCTAGTGCTTCAACCTGTTTTAATAAGCTGTCTGCAATCTGACTGTATTTGCGTTCAAAGTTGATAAATGTTGAGTTTGTCACTTTGCCTGTCAAGATGTCATCTTCAAGTTCAGAAACCCGAGCCTGCACATATAACGCTGGTTCAAAGTGAATATCATCAATCAATGTTTGCGTGTCGCCGATACCAGCATCTATAGCTCCTTCAACTTCGTAGGTGATTTCTGGCACAGATATTTTTTGGATTTCTCCATACATATAACCCCAAAGAGCTTCTTTGGTCTCATATTGTGTTTCACCTAAATCTTTAACAATCCAGTTGTCATTTGAGCCTTTGCCAACAGATGGAAAGCGGTCACGAGATTGTGGCGCATAGACTGTCATACCACTTGAGTAATAGAGTAGCTCTTTATTGTTGTCGTAAATTTTTTTATTAAGGCCGTCAATAGTTAAGCCGTCTTTACCAGTTGCTCGAACTGCTGTTCTTAACTCTTTGATATTATCGCTGTAGTTGATGACTTTAAGCTCTTTGCCAACTCTTACAGGTTGACTGACCTTATTTGTGCCAAGATTACCTTTTTTATAGATATTCAACACTTGACGTTTAAGTGAATAATCGTCATTGAGTTCAACGTTGAAATCAAGTTCTGCGCCAAAACTGTTCGCAACAGAAAAAAGACGTGCAAGAATCGTGTCTGTGCCCGTCCATTCCAATTTGATTCGCTTGTCAGATACTTCGTTAACGCCGATTGTTAAAGCGTGTTCTGGGTCGTAATAAGCCACATATTCAGCAATTGACATAGCAGTCGCTGGTTTATGTTCGCCACGAGTTTCATTATTCAATTCAAGGCCAAGCGAATAAGCAGTCAATTCGACTTCAAAACCTTTCTTTTCAAAGGTCATGACATTAAGCCAATAATCACGATTCTTATAATGAAAAGCAAGCTTACAGCCAGAGCGAATACTGTCAATATCTTTTGAATTGTACTTAATCGTTAAAATACTTGCTGAACCTGCTAAAAAGCGGTGCAAATTAGCACTCTTATATTTAATTCCTGCTTTATTATCAAAAAAAGCCACATTATGGCTGTCTGTCGAATCGCGAATTGCAATACGTACATTATTCTTGCTCAAATGTAAACCTCCTGTATTGTTGCTGTGGCACTTGCCACTTCGGCAAAACTAGAAACTAATAACCGCACTTTTGTCTTCCCAGGTGGAACTTTGAAATAAGTCGTACCAAGAATTTCGTCATCTAAACGAATTTGATTATTGACTTTGATTTGTCCTTTTACACCATCAATAGCAATCGTTGAACCGCTTGGATAGCGATTTGGCACGTCTTTCCAATAATCAACATGCAATTGATAAAAACTAAAATCATTTAAATAGTGATGTGTTACTAATCTATCCGTTGTGTTTCGCCCTGCGTACTGCCCAACGAAAAACTGAATTTTCTTCGCTTTGACATTCGCCAAACGAGAATCGTAATACGGATAATAGCCACCATACCAGAAGAACTGCACACGGTCTTTCTCTTTGACTAAATCAAACATATTCGAGTTCGTAGCACGTCCCTCTGAACCGTACGGGTTAGGTGGAATCCAGTACGAAGGTGTAAACGGAATCGTCTTAACCGTACGGCTACCACCCGAACCGTCACCCATTAAGAATCGAACATTTGCAGTATTACCAACTGTGTCGTCTTTCTCAATTGCCATGCCAGCGATTAAATGATTACTTTCATCTAGCACCGTTAAACACCAAGCGCCAGTTTGCCCCATCAATCCAGTTTCAAACCAAGCTCTAGCCCATATATACCATTGAGAAATAGGATCGCTTAGCGTGTATTCCTTAACCGCTCCATACTGCAGGGCACCAGATGTTCCGCTCGTTCTGAAGGAACTCGGCAATAAACCAAGACGACCGTTGAACGCTGCATCTGACGTCATTTGAGTTGTTACGATTTTTCTTTGGTTTTCGTAACAAACAGTACCGTCTGCCCAATTGGCAAAATCGCCTTTTTGGTTACTTAAAACGGTCACGTTTTTTCGTGCGGTGTAACCATCTGCTTCGTCAACTTTCCCAAATTGCATAGCACCATACTCGCTAACAATGCCAACGAACCCAGATTCTTTCTTGAGCTTAATTTCGTAATTGACATATGCGTCTTCACTACCGTCGTTGACGATTTCAGTTTCCCAAATGCCGTCAGAATTCTTAGCAAATTCAAACTCTCGTGCTGTTTTTGAGTGTGCTAAGCCGTCTGCGATAATAAAGTTAATTGTGCCTTTTCCAGCGTTTCGTGTTATCTTATCGTAGTCTAAATCTCCACTTGGAATAGCCTGAAACGTTAAATTCGGCAGACTACTGAAACGGAGTTCTTTAGGTTCTTTGACTTTTAAAATGCGCTGTAGCTGATTGTAGTCTTCGACTGAGCCAGTGCACGTATAAAACGGCACAGGTATTGTCTTTGTGCCAAAACGCGTATAATTGAACTCCGAACCACTCAAAATTTCATTTTCTGAAAACTGCGGGTCGAAATCGGCACCTTGCCACAGATGAAAATCGGAAGCTACTGTAATGTATTGTGTCAATTCTTTTCCGTCAAAAAATACTTTTTCTATTTTTACCACCCCTTTCCATAGATTGCGTTTTTAATGGAGTTCTGACGCTCTTGTTCACTAGTTACTGACTTAGCAACCGAACGCCCAACGCGTTCAGTATCCATGTAGTTTTCAATAATCACTTGTCTGTCTGCTAAACGCTCAATACTGTGTGTATTTTCGATAATCAAATCAATAATTTTGCCAATCATACGACGTGTGTCACTATCGCCGTTTTGGATGACAGCTACATCGCTGTTGTCTTGCAAATTACCGATTCTTTGTGCGACATCCGCAACACGAGTATTTTCAAAACCAATGCCATTTGCATAGCGAGAGAACAGTTGTTTTGTTTTGTTGGCAGGTAGGACTTTTGAACCTCGAGGGAGCGGTAACATAACGTTACGATCTTTCGGAATGAAGCTAGTTCCGTCAGGCAAAGTAATTAACTCTCGATAAGTCCCACCTTTTTGGTCGTTGACCAGTGCTAATCCACCTGGGTGGAAGTTGGTACCTTTTTCATTTTTAGTGTGGTTCGTTCTGATATTAACGACTTTGTCGTGCAGAGAATTTAACCAGCCTTTGATGTTAGAAATCACGCCAGAAGCTCTATCTACCCCAGTGATCGTTACCGATTTCCCATGAACGCTAGCAATATTCGCTTTGGCGCTAGACGTTGGACCACCAGAATTATCCTTAGCATTTACTGGTGCTGGGAAAGGTTGCTTGACCGCATTAATTCTTGATTGTGCGGATGACGTGCTGCCTGAAGTTAGGTCTGACGCTAGAATGCTAGGAACTGATTTTTGATTGACGTTATTGATTTTTGATTGTGCAGATGATGTGCTACCTGAGGTCTGGTCGCTTGCTAGGATGTATGGCAGCGTTTTTTGATTGACGTTATCAATCTTCGATTGTGCGGATCCGGTGCTAGGCGCTGTGCTGTCACTTGCTGTTAAGTTGGTGTTTTTCTCGTCGGGAACAGTCAAAAGCATATCAAGCGCTGCACTGACACCTTCAGACGTGTTGTTATGTGCAATCAAATCCTTTTCGGCAGGTGTTGCATTATTCCACTTGTCAAGCATTTCTTTAGCTGTTCCTGCGTTCGAAGTGAATTTTTCATTTTCACACAAAAGCTCTTTGACGTTTGTTGGCATGCCATTCCAGATGTCGAGTTGATCTTTTGATTGATAAATTGCAAGCAAACCTTTGTCGTTTTGGAATAGCAGTTCTTTTTGTTCAGGTGTCGTATTGTCCCATTCACCTAATTTTTGTAAGGCATCTGCAACTTCTACGCGAGCATTGGAGTTTATATTGGCATTCTTGAGAATGAATTCCATGTTGTTCCAACCGTTTTCGGCAGTCAAAGCTTTGGCTACTTCTTGCACCGCATTCGTTTTAAGTTGACCAGTTAACAAATCGAGCGTCAATGAATTCCATTCGTCGGTAGCAGTTCTTGCATCTGATGACATATCGGCAGCATATGTACCAATCATCGATGTATTTTGGCCTATTTTATTGGCAGACTCCAAAGCTTGGTTCGACAAATCTTCAAAGCTCATGCCATAATCTGCCAAGACTTTTCGAACCTTTTCAGCGTACACACCAAACTGGCCACTTTGAGCATCTTGTTCTTGTGCTACTTTAATTAGTGCTTTACCGAATTCAGACATCGTCGCATTGTGTTGTGCCTTAAGCGTAGCCATTTTCGTGTTGTATTCCTCTTGATCCATAAGACCGAGTTTTAGTGATTCTTTCAAATCGCTCCGCTGTTGTTTATACGATTTTTGTTCTTCTTTCATCGCAGTTTTCAAAGCCGAAGATTGGTCTTTGAGCTGTGCCATCGTCATGTTTTTAACGTCACCGTTAAAGACTCTGAGGATAGCTTTTTCTTTATCTTTACCAAGGCCCAATTCCTGAATACGAGCTTTACAAAGTTCTCTCATATTGTTTTCAACAATCGTCTTTTCAGTAGCGGTCAATTTGCTAACGTCGCCATTGTGTTTCTCGTAAATTGACGTGATTTGATCAGCCATCGTTTGCGAATTCGAAACAATCTGGTCTTGTTTAGCTTTCGCTGCGGCTACCTGCTCATCGGTAAAACCGTATTTTTGAGCGAGCTCATCTATTCGAGTTTTGGTGTCACTAGCGCCATCAGTAATAGCTTTCATCATGTCTGAAATTGCATTTTTTACATCATCGGCGGATTGTGTTGCACCCGTCTCAAAGTTAGTCATAGCTGTTTGAGCATTAGTTACTGCACTGCTAAACTCATCGAGCTTGCCTTTTGTGTCGCTAGATAATGTAGTGCCGTATTTTTGAGCACTTTCTCTTGCACGCTCTTTAGCCTCAGCTAATACGACTAGTCCACCAGCAAGTGCCGCCGTCCATCCTACCAAACCACCTGCTGCAGCTCCAACGCCGGCTAAGTCAGCAGCAATTGGCGCAAGCTTGCCGGAAAGTTTTCCGATTAAACTATTGACTGGGCCGAAGCTTTTAAGCATGCCGCCAAGGCCAGTTATTAGTTTTCCGATTCCACTATTGGCTAGGCTGAAACCTTTAGACATGCCACCGAGACCAGTTGTTAGTTTTCCTAAAATCGAAAGCACTGGACCAGCAGCTGCTGAAATAGCTAGCCACTTCATAATGTGCTGTTGTTGAGCTGGACTTAGTTCGTTGAATTTCTTGGCCATGTCAGACAACGTCTGAATGAGTGGCTTAGATGCCTCGAGACCATTTTTTAACGCATCTACGAATGGACCACCGAAGTCGATAGCCATATCGACCACTTGGTTTTTTAACATTCTAAGTTTTGATTCAGTTGTTTCGTAACGTGTGCTTGCTTCGTTAGTAAGCGCCGTGTTTTCACTCCACGCTTTGTTCGATAAGTCAACTGCGCCAGTCATCGTGTCTGCGGCAAGTGCTAATGATTTAAGCATGTTAGACTGACGAACACCAGAAAGTTGCATGTCGTCCAACACCATAGTGGCACTCTCGCCTTTTTCGTCAAGTTTCCCAAGACCTCGAATGAAATCTTGGATAGCTTCGATTGGATGATTTTTCCATTTATCAGCGAATTCTTGTGCAGATTCGCCAGCGACTGTAGCAAATTTTTGTAGGTCTTCCCCACCCGCAGCTACTGCAGATTCAATAGCTGCTAGGGTTTGAGTCATTGCAGTTCCCCCAGCTTCTGCTTCGATACCGACAGAAGACATCGCTGTTGCAAGACCTAAAATTTCTTGGTTAGTCAAACCTGCAAGCGTTCCAGAAGCCGCCAAACGGTTAGCCATGCTGACAATGTCTGATTCAGTTGTTGCGAAGTTATTCATTTTGTTATCGTATAGGCTTTTTATCCTATACTTCTTACAGTTTCCTGCAAGCTCAGCATATATTTTCACCTTCAGCATTACCTGTTAAGGCGCCGACCACTCGTGGGAGTATTTTTGCTCTCTTAACGCTCAACTCCTATGCGTTACGGTGACGAGGGATTTTCTCGTTTACCTCGGTATTATCATGATTTTATAGTATTAAAAAAGCCATTTTCAAGAGAAAACAGCTTTTGTTTTATTTAAAAAGTGTTGAGTAAATTGTTCTTTTGTGTTGTTTCCGTATCCATAAATTCTATGAAATTCTTTATGGCATTTTTCGCACAATGTAACACCATTGTCGATTTCAAATCGCTCTTCTTTATGAGTATCCCAAGAATTAAGATGGTGAGCATTTAACTTTCCACCTATTTTTTTACAAATCTGACAAGTATACTCATCTCGAATGTAGACTTTATCACGCCACTTTCTGATTGCGCCGTTAAACATGTCTCGTTTTTCTCGCTCTTCCTTTGTCAGCAAAGGGTTGTATTTGTAATGATTTTCTCCAGAACGTGCCAAAGTTCCACATTTGTTGCAATGTGACCCTCTTAAAAATGCGTCTGGCGAAACCATAAATTCGTGATTACAACCTTCATTATGTCGCATTAACAGTGGTGTCTTGTTGTTTATGTAATCACCTAAAACGCTATACTTATCACCAAAAAGCACTTTGACCTCTTCGCAGAATCGTTCTGTGGTTTTTCGTTTGTTTCCAAAACATTCCGGACACCTTGTGCTGCCATTTGTAAAATCGTCTGGAGTGGCTTCGTATTTTGTCCCACAAACATGATGGATAAAAATAACTTTTTCCTTACATGTTTTGTATTCACTTACAACCGAATACTCGTCGCCTACTAATTCAAAGACTAATTCTTTAAATTCTTGTGTCGTGCGTTTGAATTTGCCATAACACAAAGGGCATCTTCCTCTTCGCTTAAAGTTGTTAACATAAATTTCAAATTCTCGATGACACTTTTTATGAAATAGAATTACTTTTTTGCTATTTCCAAAATATTCGCTTCTTAATTCAAAATCGCTGTGATTATCATTAATATAATCACGGAATCGATTAGTGTCCCATTTTTTACTCATATTTTTTACCTCCCACAGTAAAAACCCTATAAAAATAGTGGCAAGCAAGCGGGTACTTGCGTTTCGGGAGCTACCCTAGCCACGCTTATATTATACCATAAAATTTTAGACTTTACCGATTTTGGTCGGTATTTTATGCCGCTAATTTCTTAACGACCGAGCAATAATTTTTACCCAAAGCTACCACCGAACTACCAAATCGTTGGTATTCGTCAGATGTTAAACCAGTGATATTTGCGATTTTGGCAATTGCTGATGCTGCGTCTTCGGCTGACAAGTTAGTTGACTCGCCCATATCAATCATGGTTTTGGTAAAGCTAACAACGTCTTGTGACTTGATGCCTAACTGACCAGCTGCTTCAGCCACTCCTGCAATTTCTTCGTGACTAGCTGGCAGTTGTGCTGCCAAACCACGGAGACCATTTTCGAGGTCTGCATACGAATAAACCACATTACCGTTCGAATCAACGACTTCATCGTTGGTCTTTTTAACACCAGCAAACGCACTTTCCCAGGACATGGCAGATTTAACGACGGCTCCAACTCCTGCTACAATTGGCGCTGTCACACCAACCGTCATGGTATTCCCAAGCCCTGTCATCTTACCGCCGACGCTTTGAAGCGTGTTACCAAAATTGGTCATTGCCGAGCCCATTCGAGTAAACACACTCATTTCAGTAGCTAAGCCTTGTAAACGTCCTTGTAACTCGCTTACTTTAGCTGCGGTATCCATCATCGCTGTATGTGCGCCAATCAGAGCGTCTTTTTGAGCTGCTGTCGCTGTCGAGAAATCACCTATTTCAGCCTTCAAAGCATTATATTTTTGGGATTGCTGTACTAATAGCGATTGGTAGCCTTTTAAAGCTTGTCCTGTTTCGTTATAGACGGCACGCAAACCTTTGATTTTACTTCCTTGACCGCTAATAGATTTTTCAACGGCTTTCAAAGAGCTGTCGATGCCACGCATGTAAGTTTTCAATTGTTTTGTGTTGGTTTGAAACGGCGCTATGTCAAGCGTCGCAGTGGCTACCAATTTACCTATATTTCCCATTTATCCTCCTTTCTAACCGAACAAGAAAGGAAAAGCCTTATCTAACGTTGTCTCAGTTTCTTCTGCTACTGTTTCTTGTTCTAATGCTTCTACCATTAATTCAAAATCTGACAGTTGCATTTTTTTAATATCAAGAATCGTGTAGCCGCTATTCAAAAGCGATTGAATCATTTTTAACAAGTTAGACTTGGCTTGCTCTGGTGTTATTCCTTTTTTTCGGCATCTTCCTCTTCGTTATTTTCGCCGCGACCCAAAGCGTCAACATAAAGCTTGTCAAGTACGTTCAATGTCTCAACATCTGCAGTTTTTAAATCAGCAACAGTGAATTGCTTGCCATACATATCAACGAACATTTGAAGGTACGCTTCGTTAAGTTTTCGTGTTTGTTTCGAATCGAAAGCAGCTTTATCATTTGAAATAAAAGCGTTTTGACGTGCGTTGTGGTCAACAGCTAAAAGGTTATCTTCAACATTGATGTATTCTTTTGCGTATTCTTTGGTAACGCCGCCTTTTTTCAATTTAATTTCGTACATAATTTTTCCTCACATAAAAATAAAAGGCCGCAAAATACGGCCAGTTGATTATTCCGCAGTTGGAAATACCATTTTTTTGAATGCTGCTAGGTCAAAGCCTTCTGCATCTTCACGACCAATCAAGAGAACTGTACCTTCTTCGCCGCCACGCGCCACGAAGCTGCCTTCAATTGAGTCGGCTTTAGGATCTGGTGCACCATCAATAGTAGACGCTTCAAAACCAGGCAAATTGAATTTGCCTTTCAAGAGACCAACCCACACGTATTTTCCGTCGTCCATTTTAGTGCGGAACAAGATTGCAATGTCGTTTGGCGTAAGGTCTTTAGTGTATTTTTCAACACCGTTTTCAACCGTAATGCCAAAGAAATCTTTGCGTGCATCAGATGTCAAGTCATATGTTTCAATTGTCAATTTAGCGTCTGTAATACCACCAGAAACGACAACGTATGGTCCGTCATCAGCTGAAAGTGTTTTTAGTTCGTTTGTTAGCTCAAGTTTTGCACTTGTAAGCCCTGGAAGACGTTTGCTTTGTGTAACTTTTTCGGCATTATTCAAAACGCCATATTCGCAACCACTAAGTCCAAATTTTACTTTACCCATGTATTAATTCCTTCTTTCTTTTAATTGCCCCAATCAAAAAAACGATATTTTCTTACGTTCATCAGTAAGTCAATATCGTTGTCTTTATATCGAGGAGTTTCGTTAGCTGTGTACCATTCAAAACCCGCTTCGGTTAAAATGGCATCGATGCGTTTTACAATTGCTTCTGATTGCGCAGCCGTCTGACACCAAAAGTTGATGACAATACGCTGTTCTGTTCCAATATAGCCATCGTCAGCATATGCATTTGGCGCATCGTAAATTGTATTAATTCGCAGAAATGGAGCGAGCTCTTTCTTTTTCATGTTCGTTGGTTTCTCTGGAATGTCATAAGTGAAAATTCCTTGTTTAAAACCGCCCCCAAACTTCCCTCCACGATAGCTGTCGAACAGCTCATTCAATTGAGCATCGTTACTTAATAGCTTGTACGCCGTCGTTTCGGCAATCATAAATCTAAGCCCTCCTTCACTTTTTCTGCAAAAATTTCCTTAGCAACGGGCGTCATTTGATTGATTGTTTTTTCTTCAAATTCTTGACCTCGTTGATAAATCGTTCCTGAATCAGGATACTTCGCACGCCACCCAGTTGCTTTACCGTAGCCAATTTCTTTCGACACAATGCCCTCACTAGCTCCTTTAAAGCCGCTAATTGCTGTGTCTTCTTGCAAATGTTCGATAGATCTGCTTTCTCTAGGTGTGTTTGCTTTCAATTGTTTTTCAAATTCTTCAGCAACTTCAGTTACCGCTGCTCTTGCTGTTTTAGGTGCTTTAACTTGCAGTTTCGTAAGATTAGATAATATTTCATCGAGTCCAGATGTCATTCGACACGCACCCCGCTTATCATAATCATTTCCTTGCTAGCGTAATCAACTTCCATTTTTTCAATCTTATATTCAAGCCCGTTAAAATCAACGAACATTGAATTGTCAAAAGGTGGTTTAGGCATATAGCGAATTAAAAAGACTTTCGTGTCGCTCGTTTTAGTCAACGTTGCATTATCTGCTTGTTTGCCTGTCGTATTCTCACGAAAATCTTTAACAGTCGTCTTAGACACTTCAGCCCAACAACTCATGATGTCTGTTCTGACATTGTCTAAAACTTCGCCATCTTCGTTTTGCCCACCTTCTCTTTTAAAAATGGTGATACGCACATTCATCTTACGTGTCAGCATTGTCACCACCTCGCAAGCGCAACTGATGAACGATATTTAACACACCATTCGCCAGTGGGTAACGGTCGCTATCAGCAGTAACACCTCTATGTTCGTAATCTTCTTTGACTTGTTTTTTAACAGCAAGATCGAATTTTTTGTAACCCGCAAAATCCTCTGGTGTTGAACCAGCTTCAATCGCAAAGCAAATCTGTTCTTGCGCAGCTTCAATCATTTCTTCCAAAATGCTATCTTCAAAGTCAAAGTCAATCTTGCAATAGAGTTTAACTGCTTCCAGTAATTCTTGTGAGACTGCCATTTAGCTACCTCCTTAAGAATTTACTAAGTTCAATAATTCAGCTTTAGTCATACTACTTGTATAGCTAATGCCTTTACTATCTAAGTAAGCTTTAATCTCTATAATTGTGTTCGCCTCAGTCGGAACGCTTACGATTTCCGCATCAGCCTTCGCTGGGTGTATATGTTAAGAAGTAGCCAGCTTTTTCGTCTGCTTTAACAGCATCAAAGCGAAGAACTGCTTGCAAGTATTGTCCGTAAATTTCATTATCTGCCCAGCGTAGACCGAGGTCTTGACGATCTGCAAACAAGACGGCACGTTTGAAGTCTCCAACAAATGCTTTAGCTTCGCCTGCGTTACCGAGGACTGTGTCAGAGAGGACGAATACAGGTTTACCAAGCAATACTTTGCCAGAAGCTGCCGTGATTGAATCTTGCAATAGATAGCGCCCGTTTTGGTCTTTAAGTGAGTCTAGGAATTGGTAGAAGCTTTGTGAAACAACGAATGCCACGTCGTAAGCTGGATCGAAGTCTACATTAAGAATTCCCTTGATTTCGTCAAGGTTTTTTACCGCTTTAGGCGTAAATGTTTTAAGTACTTCAGCAATAGCTGCATTAGTTGTGTTGACTTTAATTTGAGCAGCTGCCTCAGCAACAATGCTAACCAAGTCGACATCTGCATCATCAACAGATTCTTGTGAAACTGGAATGGCGCCACGATATGTTTCAACAGTCCAATCTACTTCTTGGAATTCTGGTTTAGCTAGTTTTGGATTTTTCTCCAATTCGGCAACACTAGCCATTTTTGATGTCGCTTTTTTCAAAATTGGATATTTACCAGAGCCTTTTTGAGCTGGGTAAATTGTTGTGAATTGTTTCAAATCAACAGTAGTATTAACTTCACGAATTGGCGTAGTGACGATTTCTTCACTAGTAATTTTAGTTGTATCTGTTTTCTTAACACCGTCTGTTGTTGGTGCTACTGGTGTAACTTCATTCATTGTGATAAGCACTTCGTCTTTACCTTCAAAGCGAAGTCCTTCATTTACAACAGCGCCTTTTGAATGCAAGAATGCGTTAACTTTGTCGCGATAGTTCATATCTTCTCCTTTGACTTCGTGACCTTTTTTGTTTTCTGCCCCACCTGAATTTTTAGTAGCTTCAAAAAGTTCAAGATCAGCTTTAGCTGTTTTTAATTCTTCTTTAGCAGTGTCAATTTCGTTTTTGATTGTACGAGCTTTTTCAAGGTCATCAGCTTCAAGAGCGTTTTTAACCTGCGCTGTTTTATCAGCGATAGTAGTTGAAAGCGAGTCGATAGATGCTTTTAATTCTTTGATTTTTTCATCAAACATATAGTTTTTCTCCTTTTTTGTGCAAAATAAAAAGGACTTAAAGTCCTTGTAAGATTTCTTCTTTTTCGATTTCACGCTTCATAGCTTCAATTTCTTGTTTTCGCTTGTTGCCATGATTTGCGAAATAGTCGTCAATAACTGCTTGTGGTAACAGTCCATTACCAATGCTTGCAACTGCCTGCTGTTCGTCAAATGTCATCACTTCGTCAGCAAAACCTTTTTCAACAGCTTCGTCAGCACTCATATACGTTTCATTTTTCATGAGTTCAAGCAATTCATTTTCACTCAAACCAGTTTTAGCTTTGTAAGCATTAATAATGCCTTTATCGCTAGCTTTCAAAGCGTTTGCTGCTGATTCAAGGTCGTCACTATTGCCAGATACCCAATTCAACAACGCTTTGTGAATCATAATTTGAGCTGTTGGACTGATAACAACCTTGTCAGCGCCCATAATCGCAACACTACAAGCACTTGCAGCCATTCCAGTCACTTCAGCGGTTACGTGCCCAGAATAATTTTTCAGCGTTGTGTAAATATCACTGCCTACTGTTACCAAACCACCGTTTGAATTAACTTCAACTACAACGTCTGAACCGTCTTCTGGAAGTGCTTCAGCAATCGATTTAGCGCTGACCGCTTCCATTCCATAATAGTCGTAAACTTCTTGACTATTATTCGGAATCAGCGGCCCCCTCATCAGAATTCGTTTCGGCATTTTCCTCACCTCCTTTCAATGATTGATATTCTTCTTTCTTGTCCAAGAAAACGTAATTAAGGCTTGTTTGATACCTATCCATATCTGGATTATCAGACGGCTGTTTGCCAAGTTCGATAAGTCCTTGATTTGGTGTCAATAACGTATTATTGACAAGTTTAACAATCTCATCAACATTTCGACCTGTAACGCTACGTGTATCAAATTCAAGTCGGCATTTCCGTCTATCTCTTGGACTAAAGATTTTAAGGCCTAATTCGCTCGTTATCGCGTCAAAATAAAACGGCAAGTCATTTGTAACGTAATCTTCAGTTAGCTGCGCTACGGACTGATTAGGGCTATTTACACCTAATTTATAGCTAGGTATGCGCAAAGCTTTAGCAATTTGAGCTGTTGAAAAATTGTTACTTGAAATCAATTGCAGAACATTCGTATCGATTTCTAACGGTTCGTAGGTCATTGTGTTATCAAATACTAGAGGACTGCCACCTTTTGCTCCTTCCCGCATTTTCTCGAATTCTTCACGAGCCTTTTTGCGAGCTTCACCACTCAACATAGCGCCTTCCATTTTTAAAATACCGCTTGAAAAACCGTCTTTAAAGAATTTTAAAAGCGTACTTGTTCCGCTGTTTTGCAAACTAATTTCATCACCTAAAGACAGCAGCGGGGAACGCCCTAAAATTGTGTCATGGCTAAAGAATTTCCAATGAATGACGTCATCAGCTCCACAAGTGACCTCTTTGCCCGTCAAGCTATCGATGAAAGTATAGATAAGTTCATGGCTATCTAATTCTTCTACACGAGTTTCAGATGGTTTATAAAACTGAAATTGCAACGCTTTGCCAGTCCGTGGGTCTCTCAAAATACGAGAATAAGCATTACCTGTCAAAATAGTATTGACTGCCATTGCAAATTTCCACGTTCGAGCTGAAGCATTGCCAGTCGATTTTACATTCAACAAATAATTGATATCTTCATCTTGGATGATGTCACCATTGATGTTTTTCTTGATTAACGGAAATCTGGCAATATCACCAGCTATGATTGATGTTGCTGTCAGCACATCGCTGTTTCTAAGAGCTGAAATACCAACATACTTTGCGCTATCATTGCCAGACACTACCGAAGCGACATAATCGTCATAAGAGAGTTTGGAATCTCCTAACGACTGAAAAAAGCTCATTGTCTCACCTCCTTTCTAGCGCATGGTTTTGTCAATATATAAACCTAAAAATGTACACATCAAACCCAAACACATAAAGCCAGCTGTTAAATCCAATCTAAAAAATGAATAATCAATCAAGCCAAAGCCCGTTAGTAGTAGTAATGTATGAATGTTATTTTTAAAAAATTTCAAAACAGACCTCCACTTTCAAAGATTTTTTCGTCAGTCCAATAACCTGCGCCGTCAAATGCTTCGAGATAACAAGCCGCATAAGCGTCTAGTAAAGCATCGAGCGGGTCAATTTTATTGCTGTTTTTATTCTTATCAATACGCATACCGTTGTTGTCAACTCGTGTATAAGCATTATTAACAGCCATTGTAAGTAACTTATTGCCCGAATGTTTAATTTTCCCAGTTTTGACGTCATCTCTAAACTGTTTCGTTGGCATATTCAGAACCATTGTTGTCTGTGGAATTTGGACTTGCGTCCATTCTGGATGTCGTTTCTCAATCATCGTTAGCAAAGCGCCGTATTGATAAGGGTCGAAATAAATTCCTTGAACTTCCCAATCGTTTTCAATAACCATTTCTTCGAGTTTTTCCATAACTCGCTCATTATCAATGACACCAGATTCAAGAGTAGTGATTTCACATTCACCTATGCGCTCTAAATTGGTGTAAGAAACACCGTCTCGCTTTTCTTTCGCTATCAGTCCATACTTAGTAGCGATAAAAGAAAAACTATCAGCAAACCAATAATCATCCATCATTGTCATTGTGCTGATTGAAAACAAGTCGCTTGAATGACCGACGTCGACGCCTATCCAGACGCGTCTGCCAGTCGTGTCAGGCTTATCAATAAGTGCATCTTCCCACGTTTGTTTATCCATATACGAAGCTTCGCTTGATTGTCGCCACATATTAAAGTTTTTGACTAAAACTTTGTTAATTTCACCCGTTTCAAGCGAAGTTTTACGCCTTTTTCGCAAATAATCCATGATTTTTTCGTATAATGCTGGCACTTCCAAAATAGGATTTGACTTAATCCAATTGCTTTCGTCAGCAATTTCTTTCTCGTCATCTTGTTCGGAAATGAACGCAAAATACGAATCGTCAATCGTTTTTTTATCTAAAATCTTAGTAGCGTACTTATATTCAATGGTGTACATTGGCACATTCAAATCTAGACCAGCTGTCGAAATGATAAGAATCAATGGATTATCAAGCTGACCTTGCCCAGATTCCAAAAGTTCAATCATTTCATTGGTCTTACTAGCTGCGTATTCATCTAGCACGCCAACATATGGTTCAAAACCATCAACTGCCCCAGTATCACGACTTAATGCCCTGATATACGATTCATCTCGCTTATTTGTCAGCTCGTCTCGAACAATTTTAGTTGCTTTGAAGATGTCCTTATCCTTAGCCCTAAGAGCTTCTAACTGCTTCTTAGCCATCGTCCATGCAATTCTTGCCTGTGTGCGGTCGTTAGCCGTACAGAACAACTGACGACTCAATGCTGGGTTCTTACCAAAAAGAAATTCGTATAGCAAGATACCAGCAATTAAAATGGTCTTCCCGTTTTTACGAGCAACCGAAACCATAGCTTTGCGGAAACGTCTGACCGAATGGTCTTTTTTCTTTCGCCAACCATATAAGCTTGAGATGATGAATTTTTGAAACCTAGCCAACGGATAAGTTTTGCCTGTTTTAACATCTGGCAAGATTTCTAGAAAGTCGATAGTGTTTTGGGCTTTCTCTGGGAAATAATCAAATTCAAAATTAGGATTGCTAATGTTTTTCAAATCGTCTAAGTGTCTTTGACAAGCCTTGATAACTTTCTGACAAGCTTTAACATTGCCGTCGACCACATCAAGAGCATAATAAAAAGCAGTATCTTTATACTGCTCTGGAATTTCTGAATAATCGTAAGCTATTTTTGATTACCTCCTTTCATTTATCCTCCAAATTTATCAAACATTGTGTCTTTCTTTTCTTCTGTCTTAGGCACATACATCTTCATGCGACTATCAACAGTCAAACCTAGTTGAGCCGCACATGATTTAATGTTATTCGTTGCTTTTTCAAGCGTAACAACTAATGGATTTTGAATCCACATGCCTTTATCTTCGCTAAAAACAGAAATACCTATTTCATTTACTTTTTGACTTGCTTCGACATATATACCGTACCATGTGCAATAATTTTCTAAAATCGCTCTATCCAAATCACGAACGGGCAAACTTTTTAAATCTTCAACAATACGAGCATATTCAACTTTCGCTGTTTCTCCTAAATGTTTAGGAGGTGTTAATTGTAGCTCAATTAAACCGTCGCCAGCTGATTTTTGGATTTCAACACGTACAGCTTTTTCAGCTTTAGTCAAATGTTTTTTGTTATTCTCAACTACTTTTAACTTTCTTCCCAACTTGACACCTCCTTTACATTAGAATTTTCAGCTTTCAAAAATTCAAAAAGGGAAAATTGCGCACGGAAGAGGGCGGCGTTGTTATATCCGAACGATACATAGCCCCGATAAAAAAACAAGGGGTATTTCCGAATGTTTATATCCCCTAACACCCGTTATAGGTAGGATAGTTCGCTTTTTTCAAGCTATTTTTTACCATAATTCTCACGATTAGCTTTAGCATCGTTGCACGCTTTACAACTCGCTTGAAGATTGTCAAGATCCAATCTTCGATTCCAATCTTTTTTAATTGGAATTATGTGGTCGACCATCGTCGCTTCTCCTCCGCACATTTGACAGACATAATCATCACGAAGTAATACTAACTTACTTGTACTTCTCCAAGCAGAACTATTATAGAACCTTGTCAGCTTCTTATCATAGTTCCATCTCGTCTTATTATAGTTCTTGTACTCTTCGCTTCGACTATCAAAGTCTACTTGCTTTCGCTTCCCACCAACAACAGTAAGCTTCTGTGGTTTCATATTCCTTTTTCCTTTTTGCATAACAAAAGGAGCTACCTTTTAGCTCCCCTCGTCATTATTTCATACTACTATATTAGCATGGCAGATTGTATTTTTGAGTATTACTTTGTACTATTTCCGTATGTTTTAGTATTGATTTAGTATAACGTTCAGGCTTTTTACAGCTTTCGCTTTAATTGTGTAATACTTGTTGCGATTAAGTTCGAGTTTATCAATAGCTTCGTCAAACGTTTGACAATTGAGATAAGTAGTCAGCAGCACATGACGCTGTGCACTGTTGGGTATTTGCATAATGACGCCAATGATTTCTTCGCGCCGTTTGACTAAACGGTCAATCTCTGCCAGCCCGTAATCAGATGCGTCAATGATTGAAACATTCTTATCTGTCTGTGTACGTCTAACACCTCCGCTCACTTTCATGTCAGACCATTGCGGCGACGTGAACAGTGAGCTTCTGGTGTTCTCGATGTCTAATTTTAATTGCTTAATCGTTTTAGGAATTAATCTAAGTTCTTCTAAAATATAATCTGCTTTAGTTTTAATCCTGCTCACGTCTTTTCTCCTTCGATATGTTATAATATAAGTAATTGTTTAATATCGATGAAGTCTTGCGTAAGCAGGCTTTTTTTGTGTTTCAAGCCTAGCGATAAACCCGTCACACGTTTAAAGAAAATAGTATTAAGGTACCTCTTTTCTATTTTTGAATTTCGCTATTTGTTTTGCCACTGAGCAACCAGATAAACTCACTAGCGATGTACTAATTTTGTAAGAAGGTTTTCCTTTATATTTATTTTCTGGTTTAACGACTGCAAATGGATTCGAACCACCTGCAGCCCTTTTGCGAAATACGCTGTTCCCAATAGTATCTGCGAATCTTCTGGAAAATCTAAGGTTTTAGAGAATACCTTAGTAATGAG